TCATCTTCGATGAGGAGGCGGCGCAGATGCTGGATGCGCAGAGTGGGCACAGTGTGAGTAAGGCGACGCCACGAAATAATACACAATCAATATTCAATGCGCCTAACAGAATTGTCACCGGTGGCCACTCCGACTCGGGCGGCGCATCACGCTTTTTCTATGTTGCTAAAGCTTCAACAAAAGAACGTGAAGCAGGATTAGATGGAATGGCAATGCAAAACAATATGCGTGTAAATGCGCCACGTGAAAACGAAGAGGCAAAACATGCTACTGTTCGTGCTAATTATCACCCAACTGTTAAACCGATTGAATTGATGCAATATCTTGTACGTCTTGTTACTCCACCAAACGGTGTTATTTTAGACCCGTTTATGGGAAGTGGTAGCACGGGATGTGCGGCTATGTTAGAAAAAGTACAATTTATTGGTATTGAGTTGAATCAGGAGTATGTAGATATTGCTGAAAAACGTATTCGTCATTGGATGTCAAAAGACTTTATACGGGAGAAATAATGAACATCAATATAGATACTACGCCAGTAACATTTGATGCTTTAATTGACAAGTATCTTGCTATGATTGTTGCTATTAGTTTTACACTTGATAGTAATACTTCTATACCAACACTTGTATTGAGTGTTAAACTTGATTTTGTATGGGATATTACATATGTACAAGCAAAAAACTTGTGGTATGTACAAAAAGTGTCTGTAGATGCCAATAATTATCCAAACCATGATAAGGCATTGATTTCTTCAGTTATTCATTATATTTACAACATGCAAAACCAAGAGGATGATAATGTATAACAATCGTATTGTGGGATATGGAGAGGAACATGCTGACCAGTTGTTGGCTAATCCATCAAACTATCGCATTCATCCTAAAATGCAACAGGATATTCTGAATGCAGTGATGAGTGATGTTGGTATTGTGCAAAATGTGATTGTCAATGTAACTACTGGCCATGTTATTGATGGACATTTACGTGTTGCACTGGCAATGCGAAACAATCAGACTGTTCCTATTACCTATGTAAAATTGTCAGAAGAAGAAGAAAAACTGGTACTGGCAACATTTGACCCATCATCTACCTATGCGGTCAATGATGCGGACTTGTATAAAGACTTGCTCCAAGACATTGAAACTACCAATGAGGTACTCAAAAAATTGTTTGAGCAAGAATTGATTGAAATGAAGATTGAAGACCCAATGGAAGCTGATGTTGACGGTGGATTGTCAGAATCAGATAAAAAGTATATTGTAATGGTAGAATGTTTGTCATATGAAGAATATGATGAATTGATTCATGAATTAAAAGGCAGGAATCTTAAGGTGAAAGGAAACCAGAAATGGCTTTAGTAAATAAATATACGCCTGACAGGGTAAAACGATTTTTAATGGCGATTGGTCAAGGGGCAACAATCATTCATGCGTGTGGCTATGCTGGAATTGCCACACGCACTTACTATGACTGGATGGAACAATATCCAGAGTTTCGTGAGCAGGTAGAATTAGCAGAATCTCAAGCAACACTTCGTTGGCTACATGTGATTGACCAAGCCGCATCATCGGGAGTATGGCAGGCGGCCGCTTGGAAGTTAGAGCGACGTTTCCCCCATATTTATGGTCGCCGTGTTATCGAACAGGAGATTAAACGTGACTACATCATCGACATCTCAACAGGAGATGATAACCACAGTCAAACACTCGAAATCGACGAAGCCCCAACAAAACTTTTGGAAGAGTGAGGCAAAGTTTCGATTGTTTGTAGGTGGAATCGGTAGTGGTAAAACCCGTGCTGGTGTTGTCGAAGCATTTCGTCAACCACCTAACTCAACAGGCATGGTCGTTGCACCAACATTTCCGATGTTGCGAGAAGCGACATTGGAAACTTTTTTGGAATTATCACGCAGTGCAGGAATCCTAAAAGATTTCAAGGCAGGTGATATGACTGCCGAATTGTATGGTAATCGCAAAATCATATTTATGTCAGGACAAAATCCTGAACGGTTACGTGGCCCAAATATTGGGTGGTTTATGCTAGACGAAGCCGCCATGCTTCCAGAAATTGTTTGGAACATTATGATTGGTCGTCTGCGTAAAAGCCCTGGGAGAGGATGGGCAGTTACAACTCCCCGAGGAAAAAACTGGTTATATAAATTGTTTACGAATAAACAAAACTATGCAATAATCAAGTCAAGTACAAGGGATAATCCATTTTTGCCAGAGGGCTTTGTGGAATCATTGATGCAATCATACACAAGTGAATGGCAGGCACAAGAAATTGATGGTGAGTTTCTTGATGTATCTGATGCTATGTTTCGTCGTTCATGGTTTCGCATGATACCACAAGCTCCCGATGGTTTGATGTGGGTACGATACTGGGATTTGGCGGCAAGTACTCGTACACAAGCAGACTTTACTGCATCTGTTGCAGTAGCAATGGATGATGAGGGAAATATGTATATTCGTGATGCCATTCATGTAAAAATGGAATGGCCTGACGTTCGGAAGTTAATGATACAAACAATGATTGCCGAGCCATACGTATTTCATTATGTAGAAAAAGCGTTGCATGGAATTGCGGCAATTCAAGAATTGATGCGTATTCCCGAAATTGCACATGTTAATTTATCAGGATTGTCGGTAGAGAAAGATAAAGTAACTCGTGCAATGGCTTGGGCAACACGGGCAGAACAAGGAAAGTTGTTTCTTGTTGCTGGTCAATGGTGTGAGGATTTTATTGACGAAGTTAGTATGTTTCCTGTGGGTAGGCATGATGATTATGTTGATGCGGTAAGTGGAGCATTACCAATGCTTGGCAACGGAGGGAAATTGCTACTATGGGATTAAATATTAAGAGCATTCCAATCGAGGCATTTCCCTCAAGTTATTGGCGATATATTGAGGGGAAACCTGATGATACAAACACAATTTCGCCAATTCAAGCATTTCATACTGTTCCCGTATTGCATCGTGCGGTAACTATTCGTGCCAAAGCGGTGGCTAGTATGCCATACATCATGATGCGTAATCAAGAAGATATTACTGCACAAGAAGATGTTGTGAAGTTTTTGCGAATGATGCGACCACTTATGCACCAAGTGGAATTGCATTTGTGTTTGTACGGTCGTGCATATCTTCTTATTGAACGAAATCGTTTTGGATTAAATGGTCGTTTGCGCTGTGCGCTTCCGACCACGATTGAGCCAGAATATAATCAAAATCAAGGATTAACTGGTTTTGTTCGACGCATTGGAAACAAAACCATTAAACTTGGATTGAACGAAGTAATCTACATATGGATGCCATCAGTAGAGTACGAAAGTGGTTATGGACAGGGCGATGCTCAAGTGGCAATGCGTTCGGCAAGTACTCTATATTTCCTTGACCAATTTTTAGAAAACTTTTGGCGACGTGGCGCAATTAAAGCAACACTATTATCTGTTGCTGGCCCAGCTCAACAAGCTGAAATGGAAAAGTTAGAAAATTGGTGGAAGCGATTTGTATCGGGTGTTCGCAATGCGTGGAACACGGTGGCAATTCGAGCAGATGTAAAACCAATTATTATTGGCGACACGTTGAAAGACACTGTAAATCCTGATTTGACCGAACAGGCACGTACTGATACGTTGACTGCACTTGGTGTTCCACACTCGCTTGTGTTGTCAAACGCCGCTACCTATGCCACTGCCAAAGTGGATACGTTGTCGTTTTATGAAAACACCATCGTACCACAATGTCGGTTAATTTGTGATGCAATTAACGAACAACTATTGGAAAAAGCAGGATTGCATATTGAGCCACGGCCAGACAAGTTGGAAACGTACCAGCGTGATGAATTGGAAAAAGCACAAGGTATTATGACGCTTGTTGGTTCTCCTGTGCTAACAGTAGACGAAGCCCGTGACATGATGGGATATGCACCAATGCAATATGCTCCCAATGATGTTGCTGACAAGTTTACACAGGAAGAAATGGTCGTTGATGATACGGCAATAGACATGCCAAAACGATTTAATTATGACGATTTGCAACGTTGGAAGCAAAAGTCAATTAAATCCATTAAGCGTGGAAAAAATGCTGATGTATCGTTTGTGTCAGACCAAATTGAAATTGCCGACCAGCTAGTGTTGCGTGATGCACTAAAATCTATACATGATGTAGAAGTTGTACATCATGTATTTGAGGCGTTCAAGAAAGTAGCAGGTGAAAATGTTACTGAAGAAGAACGACCATTGTACGAACGTATTCGTAAAGTTGGAAAACAATTAAAGCCTAATTCTGACATTCAAGAATCTGCACGATTGTTTGCTAATGGTGTGGTGAGTGTGTTGAAAAGCACAATGCTAAGCCAACTTATTGCACAAAATAATGATTTTTTCATTGTCGACCCTGTTGATGTTGAACGGGTATTACAAACGCCATACAATAATTATCTTGAGGAACGTCGCAAACAACTGTATGATTCCACATACAAGATGTATCAAGGATATGTAAATGATGATTTGATTCCACCTGAATCAATGGATTTGATTAACGAAGTTATTTTTGGCGACCGACGTTCGGAAGTAATTGCCGTTACCGAGTTTACCAATATCAAGGCATATATTAGCAAGGCACTTCAAGATGTTCTTGAAGAAAATGGCATGTTGACTGAATTGATTTGGAACACTGCCAAAGATGAATTGGTATGCCTCAAGTGTCGACCGTTAAACAAAAAACGGCGTGGCGAGGGATGGGATAAGCTTCCCCCAGCACATCCATTTTGTCGTTGTGAAATTGAAATACGGAGAACAACGGTATGATGTATGTGAAGATGAGTAGTAAATTAAATATGGTAGTAGAACGATACAAGAAACCTGTATCAAAACATGCTGTTGATAAACGTATTAAAGGATTGCTTGATACGTTGATTGATGAAGCGGTTATGCCATATATGAAGTACTATCCACCAGTGCCACCTGACCGTGGTATGAATCCATTGTACATTCGTGATGTTGGTTTGTTTTATCGCTACCAATCAGCTGATAATCGTTCTAAAAACGTTTTGCAAACGTTTGATGTTCGTGTTGCAGTAAAGGCTACAAAAAAATACCGATATGAACGAATGTCATTATCCGGTAAGGTTTTGCGGCCATCTGAAAAAATGCACGAAAAATGGAAAATTAAGGAAACCATTTCGGGATATACTATCACTAATAATGCGTCGTACAGTGGTATGATGTACTATGCTTCGCAACAACCATCGTTTCATAAAAAACGTAAGTGGCCAAATGATGTTGGTCTTATGAAGCGTGTTCGTGAGCGATTAAATACGTTGATGATGAAACGTGGTGTTATGGTATATGTTGCCTTTGGAGGTGACTAATGACGGAAATTATTATTCGCAACGCAATACCTACTCGTGCTGGCAATATATCTACCGTTTGGGATGCCGCACGGAATGACGACAGTAGTCCAGTTGTCATCAACGGTATCAATTACTATGTGTGGTCTGATTATAACTATAGTGGCAATGTTGAATTAGCTGGTGAAACCATTCAGATTGAATCAACTGTTATGCCATTTGACAGACCATATGCCACATTAGATATTTCTGACGCATTTCCTAATGGTCAATTATTTTACTATGGCCCAGCAGTACAACGATTTCAAGACGTGTTTATTATTTGCAAAATCCGCAATAATGGACAATTTGGTCATGTTTTGTCATTTGGTGGTAATTACACTACTGGTATTGCAAATCCAAGTGCATATTCTATGTTATGGTCAGGGATTTCATTAGCAATATTTCACGATAGTGCTGGAAATCATACATACTTTTTTTGTCGTGTGGGATTGAATTACAAACGTGTAAAAACAAATAACTTTAATTTTAACACGTTATACTGCTTTTCAATCGAAAATGCAGATACTACTGGACAAGATGTGGTGTTTAAGTGGGGTAATCACACTTTATGCACTATTCCAAATATCACTAATGGTGTTGAT